ATCTTATAAAGGTCCTCTCTTGTCACTGGCCATTCAGTGTTTACATTGATGATGTTGTTCACAAGTAAAACAATCCAGTCTAATCCACTATCACCATATGCATTCTTTGCAATTTGATCAGGACGTTCGTTATCTTTGATAGCATACTTAGTGAACCCTAAAAGTTCTCCTTTGTATAGATCTCGGATCTTAATACGACGGAAGATATTAACAGTCAGTTCATATGGATGGGTACCATTAAGGAACGTTCTGTTTCTTACATATACGTTAGGTAAATATTTAAAATATGCCATTAGGAACCTCCTCTTGCAAACATATCTGAAGTAAGGAATTGAGTTTCCTTGAAGGTGAGAGTCATTGTATATGCAACTGGACCATAGTCCCAAGTGTTATCAGTAATGTCTCTCAAAGTATTCATAAAGTTATCAGGTGATGTATTCAACTGTAGATTCTCAAGTACAACCTTGGAAGGGAATGAGTGAATACTCTTGAGCATACCACCATTGCCTGTAATCCTAAGATCATCACCACTCTCAGTCTCTTGTGCTTTGACACGAACAATACCGAGTCTGAAATAGTTTGGAATGTTTAGGAACCTAGCGTTGTTCAGAGTTCCTACATCAGTACCATTCCCTGTTGAAAGAGCATTTGTTGCTTTTTCTGCATTATCTCTAGTTTCTTGATCAGTGCTGGTGAGACCTAACTTAAACATCTTCTTGATCGCATCAGCATTACTACCAGACATCGTAGGATGCATAGCAAAACGAAGGAGTTTGAATATACCTAGTGCTTCTTGTGCTTCCTTAGCATTACGTGGTGCAATCTTAAAGTTAAATGTGTGGTTTCTATATGCCACACCTTTGAATGTAACTTCTTGGTATGGGTTGAATATTTTCTTAGTTGCAATGGCAGACAAAGCATTGCCATCAATATCTCCACCTGCACCTAGAGTAGAGTTAACTGTACCAATAGCAGATGATATTGAGTTCATTAAAAACTCTGGTTTTAAAGATCCTGCTGTTTCTTGTAGAGTATTAACAGCATTTCCTTGAGTCGGATTTGATGCTGCTTGCATAGCACCAAGACCTGCTGCACCTAAAGTGGTTTCATTATACATCGCTGTATAATTTTCTTGTAAACCATTAGGTAAATATAAAAATACATTACCAACTAATCCTGCATCAGATGCATTTCTAAAAGGTTCTGCTACGGGTTTACCGTTGTTACCTACATAAGTATAAGGATTACCACCCTGTTGAGGATCGTACACTTGAATTTTAAGATAATCTACGAGTTTAGTCGCAAAAGTATCTTCACGAGAGATCTCACGTCTCGACCCGAGTATATCGGTCGGCAATGTTCTTGGGTAAACTAGTGGGGTAGTCATATGCAGCGAAGTTATTCTGGAAGGTTCAGACCTAGTTACCCAGGAAAATACAAAGGTGACCCTACGAATATTATTTATAGGAGTTTGTGGGAACGTAAATTAATGGTATGGTGCGATAAGAATGCAAACGTAATGGAATGGGGTTCAGAGGAGATAATCATTCCATATATCTCACCTATTGACAATAGAATACACAGATATTTTCCAGACTTCTACATCAAAGGAAGAACTTCCTCTGGTACTACTAAATATATAGTGGAGGTAAAACCCAAGGCACAAACTCTTCCACCTAAAAAAGGTAGGAAGACTAAGAGATTATTGACAGAGATTGCCACGTACGGAGTCAATCAGGCGAAGTGGAAGGCAGCACGTGAGTATTGTGCAGATCGTAAGATGAAATTTATTATACTCACAGAAAAAGAACTCAAAGTATGAGCGTCTATCAAGATCTAAAAGATCTAGCAAACAATAGAGCACAGGCACCTTCTTGGTGGAGGAGTCAATTGTTCTTCTACCTATCAGGTCGTGGTATAGATGGTCCTGCTGTGGGAGGAGTATGTACTTTCCAGTATGCAGCAGAGTATGCAGAGAAGTATCAGTTCTGGGACAAATATCCTTTGGTGTATGTCATAGGTGAGTCAACGAACCACTTTTGGGGTGCTAATGTACACTATCTACCACCTCAAGCACGGGTCTCAGGGTTCACTCCGTCACCACCTCCTGTTACTCTGCATAAATACTTGCGAAGTAATGTTTTATCACCCTATTACAGCATTGAAAACTCTGAGTGGGCAGATATTGGTTTGATTCCCTCCGAAGAATTTGTAACCACTGTCAACGGAAGAAACATATCCGTACCAACGTCGTTAGTATTAAAGAAACTCTGATGTCATACGCAGCACCCAATTCATTTAGATCATTCACAGACCTCGTTTCTAAGGGAGCGTGGGAACCCTCCCGTGGTAATCTTTACTCTGTAGAGATTGGATTCCCTGGTGTCTTGGGATCTGCAGCACTTAATGGTGGTGGGACGATTGCATATGGTAGAGAATATTATGACGCTGTAAATTATTTTGCTGATCAAGTTACTATCCCTTCAAGAAACTTGACGACTGGAGACACTCAGAACTTTGGTCTTCAAAGATCATATGTAACAGGACAGACACCTAATGAACTAGCAGTGTCATTCTTAGTGACAAAGAACCAGTGGCATAGAAATTTCTTTGAGACTTGGATGAATTCTATTGCACCTGATGGTGAGAACAGAGTCAGTTTCTATGATGATTATATTTGTGACATTATTGTAAGGAAATGGGAGAGAGGATCTAACTTTATCGTGCAGACCGTGAAGAAAGGACAAAAATATCAAACACGTTTAAATAAAGCAGTTGGTATATGGAGATTCAATGGAGCATATCCATTCAACCTAGGTACAATGACCTTCGGCAACAGTAATTCAGAAGTGATGAGATTAGATGTACAGTTTAAGTTTGAGCGTTATAGATTTACTACAAAACAAGAGAAGGCAGGTGGTTGGACCAACGAAAAGGTTATAAACAATATAGATAGTGTTCTCGACGATAATGATTTCAGGACCTACGTCGGGGTCTAAATAGTTTTACTGAATTGTAATTTTACACGATGCCTTTACCCAAACTGAGCATTCCAGATTATGAATGCGTGCTTCCTCGTGGTCAAAAGGTTACCTATAGACCATTCCTAGTGAGAGAAGAGAAACTTCTTTATCTTGCTATGGAAACACAGGATAATAAAGAGATGATCAAAGCGGTGAAAGAGATTATCAAGAATTGTACCAACCTCAAGAAACTTGATGACCTTGCTACATTTGATATTGAATATCTCTTTCTTAGAATCCGTGGTAAATCTGTTGGTGAGGTGAGTGAATTTAAGATCACTTGCCCTGATGATGAGAAGACTCAAGTTGATGTTGAAGTCAACCTTGATGATGTGAAGGTAATAATTCCTAAGGAACATACCACCATTCTTAAAGTCAGCGATGATGTCACTATCACTATGCAATATCCATCCTTGGATGTGTTTGTGAAGAATAATCTCGTTGACAACCCAGGTGTAGACGATCTATTCAAACTTGCTGCTAGTTGTACTGAAAGTATTGCTGAAGGTGAGGATGTATATGAAGGAAAAGATCACACAACTAAAGAACTAGTTGAATTCTATGAAAATATGAACTCACAACAGTTCGGTTTAGTTCAGAAGTTCTTTGAAACTATGCCTAAACTCTCCCATACTATTGAGGTTTTCAATCCGAAGACTGAAGTTACATCACCAATTGTACTCGAAGGACTAGCAAGTTTTTTCGCGTAGCCCTAGCGCACGATTCGTTGATGAACATCTATGAGACCAACTTTGCTTTGATGCAACATCATAAGTACAGTCTCACAGAACTTGAAAATATGATGCCGTGGGAAAGGGATGTTTATGTGAACCTCTTGATGCGTTACTTACGTGAGGAAGAGGCAAGACAACGCCAACAGGCGGGACAACACCAGTCACTTTAATGGCAAAAGCAGCACCCAAGTTATCAATAAGAAACTTTATTCCTGTCACTACCTCTGGTATGGACAAGAAGGATCCTGCAATGTCAATGACCCTAGCGGTCAACCGATTGGGACATACTGTCACCGATGTTGGTAAGATTCTCACAAGTGGACACCAAGCACGACTTGATGCAGCGTACGCTGTGCAAGGGAGAAGATCTCTAGCACAGGACAGGGCGAGAGAGAGTAAGATTGAGAAGAAAGCAACTGAAGAGATAGAAAGAGAGTCGAAATCGAGAGGATATTCAAAGGGTGGGAGTGGTATCTTTGGGTTCCTATCACCATTAATAGAACCACTGATTAAATTTGCGGCAACTCTTGGTACATTCTTTGCATTAGACTGGTTGTCTAAGAAGGAAAACAAAGAGTCAATTCGAACTGGGTTCGAATGGATCGGTAAGTGGTTGGGCACGGTCTGGAAGGTTGGATCGTGGGGATTCGGTATGATATATGATGGACTGTTCGATCCAGATGGGAACGACAGTTACTTAATGAGAGCGTTGAAGGTTGTAGGGGGCATCGCCGCGCTCAAGGTAGCAAGTAGGATTTTAATGCCCTGGAAGTTGGCAGGAGATATTGGTAAACTATCAAAATTATTTAAAGTTAATCGTACCAAGGCAACAAAAAACGCAAAGAAAGTAAATCAAAATAATTTCTTAAAGCAAAAACCAAAAAGAGTAGCAAAAGGTATCAGGTCTGGTAACGCATCAAAGGCAGCACGAAAGAGATACGCTAGAAGATTTGGTGGCAATGCATCCAAGTCAAGATTCGGTGGTCGTATTGCAGGAAGGGCAGGATTTAAAGGTATGACAGGTATGGGTCGCTTTATGCGATCTGGTGCTGGTGGAGGTATATTTGCAGGTGCACTCTCATTTGGATCCAGACTCGCTGCTGGTGACAAAATGAATGTAGCAGCAGGTGGAGGTATCGGTGCCACTATTGGTACAGTTGCGGTCACTGCACTGTTAACACCTGTCCTAGGACCATTCGCACCTATTGTGGGTGGTGTTCTAGGTGGGTTCTTTGGAGATAAGATTGGAGCGTTCCTTGGAGAGGCAATAGAACCTGTTCTGAAACCTCTTGGAGATTACTTTAAGAATATTGCTTTACCAATGTTTAATGCATTTGTAAAACCAGTTGCAACAGCAATACAAAATTTGTTTGAACCTTTGAAGCACGTCCTTGATATGGTGCTTGAGTTTATTGCACCTATTGCAGGTGCTGCTTTCCAAGGTTTGATGGACTATGTTATTGGTCCTGCTGCTAAGGCAGAGTTAGATAGTATTGTCTGGATATTTGAGAAAGCAATATGGGCAATTAATAATGTTGGAGGATTTATTAAAGGTACAGGGAATACTTTAACCAGAGTCATTGGTAGTGATGGTCAAAAGGCAATGGCACAGGTAGAGAATGAAGACTATGATGTGAAGAGATTGAAGGCAGAACTTAAAGTAATAAGAGAAAGAATTGCAAATGGTGAAGGTGGAAGTAGATCTGCCTGGTTTGGGGTTGATGGCGTGTTCAAGACATCAAATGGTGCTCCAGGGATGACCATTATGAATGGACACTGGAATGGTTTAGGTTCAACCAACGAAGAAAAAGCGAAGCACTGGGAGAATGTTTTAATACCGTTCGCTGAAGAAAAAGCAGCGAGTGCGAAGGCAGCATTGGCACAGTTTGAGATGGCACAACCTCAAACTTCTATGGTCGATGATCCATTTGTATCGAAGAAAGGTATCGGTACCGATGATAGTCCTGTACCAAAAGGAGGACGTATAGATTTCCAAGGACACGGTGATGGTGCTACTGGTGTGCTACGTCTGTTTGATGGTAAGAATAGAAAGATTGGTCAGTGGGAAGCGATTAGTGGTCAATATAGTACAGCAGGCACATCACAATCACAAAGAAGAAACGTATCTGGTGCTCTTTATCCTTTACCAGATGGTAAGTATCCTCTTGTTGGATTTGCAGAACACTCAAATGTAAGTGGTATTGGAACTTGGTCTACCTTTATTAACAATATGGGTGGTGTTATTGGTAAGAGATCTGCAATTCAACTTCATAATGATATTAATGACAATGGTACTGCAGGTTGTGTTGGTGTGACTCTTGGTGGTACTGCAGGTAATAATAAAGATAAGGATTTTGTGAAAAAATATAAACAGGTGATGCCAGAAACTATAAGAGTTTCTATCGCTAAAGGTGCAAAACAGTTGAGCACTGGACCTTCACCTAGTCCTGACAATAGAGAAATCAGACCAACAGATCTAAATAGTACGAAGACTAGTGAATTAACACGGTCATCTCAACAACAAGATACCGAACTAAGTTCTGGAGATGGATCTTCAATGGTAGTATTCCAACCAATTATTAAACCTGTTGTCTCAGAGACTGGTGTGATAGGAGTACAAACGGTCACTAAGTCTGGTGATTTCTCTCTAACAGGTTTAAATTCATAAACTATGAGTAAGATAAGACTATACAAATACGTCACACCACCTAAAGAGGCAGATGGTGCACAGATGACTGTCGGTAAAAAAACATTTACCACCACAGGTTTCGTCCCGACAGTTAAAGCAATTAATTCCCTAGGAGCGACTGTAAATAGTATTGGTCTTGCACTGAAGAAGAATCAACTAGCACAACAAAGACTTATGGATGAGCAGCGCCGCTTTGCTGCTCTTCAAGCAGATAGACAAAGAGAAGCAGCGATAGAAGCAAAAGGAGATACTGCAGATAGTGCAATCAGTGCCACAAAGGGCGCTGGTTTGGGATTTATGGAATATTTGATGAAATTCCTTAAAAACCTCTTGATATTTGGTGCACTCAATTGGTTATCTAAGAAAGAGAACCGAGAGAAGATAGTAAAAGCGTTTGAGATGGTTAGTGGGTTATTTAAGTGGATTGGGAACACGATAAATTGGTGGAAACAGAAATATGGCGAGTTATTTGGCGAAGATAGTGATGGATGGACCAGATTCAAAGCAGCAGCAAAAATGCTTGGTGCAGGACTTGCTGTATTAGCAGGTTTATCATTCCTGAAGAATCCTATCGGAACTGTCAAAGCATTTGGTAGTATTATTGGTACTATCGGTAAAGGTATCCTGAATCTGGGTAAATTCCTTGGTGGCAACCCTCTAGGTCAGTTAGCACTAGCAGGTGCACAGGGTGCTGCAGCATATCAGGATGTATCACAGAACTATGACGGTGTTGAAGAAGACAGGATGGCAGCGGCGAGAGGTGCTGGTATTGGTGCTGCAGGTGGCGGTATGGCACTTGGTATGATCGGCAACCAGATTGCAGGTCCTATCGGTGGTTTGATTGGTAACGCTGTTGGTGGATTACTAGGAAAAGAGGCAGGCAAGTTCCTTGGACCTATAGTTGGTAATTTCTTTAATACTATTAAGGAAGCATTTGACTTTATGATGCAGACACTTGATGAGTTCTTTAAACCTTTAAGAGAGGCAATTACAGAACTTTTCAAAGCAGTGGGTCCTCCATTGCAGATGATAGTAGATGCGATCAAACCACATCTACCTAAATTACTGTCGTTTGCCGAATTTATGGGTAAAGCGGCATTCTTCCCACTGATCAAAATGATCGAAGGGTTGACATTTTTCCTCAAGATGATTCCTGGGGTGCAAGAGAGAATGGACGCGGCAGAGAAAGGAAATAACGAAGATACGCCAGAAATGTCCATAGGTGGAATCGTTCCACAGACTGCAGTTCTACCTGAGAAGTCGGATGGTGGTTGGATCTCTGGACCACAATCAGGTTACCCAGTATCACTCGATGGTGGTAAGTCCGTATCCTTTATCGGACACGGAACTGAATATGTGGCACAAAGATCTCGTGGGGGTTTTGTTGTTCCCTTTAATACCCCCCATACTAAGAAAGACCCTGGACTTACTAGTAGAAGAATTCAACAAGCAACTTCTGCAGGATATAAAGTCCCTGGATTTTCTATGGGTGGTACAGTTCCTTTTGATTTCGGATCTAAAAAGTCAACAGCAGTTTCATCACTACCCCCATCAAACTACGGACAATATAAAGGATATTCATTTGGTGGTATGTTGAAAGGTATAGGTTCAGCAGTGGCATCGGCAACTCTACCCCCAGGTGCACAGGCAGCAATGAACTTTATGCAACCACATATCAATACTGCTGCACAGAATATTGGTGGTGTTGTGAATAATGTTGTTGATATTATGCCACCTGCACTTAAAGCAAGAACTGGTAATATTATTAATAAAACAGTTGCAAATATCAAGAGTATTGCTACTAAGGTCAAGACTAGTGACCTAAATTCTAGTATAGAGACTATGGTTGCTGAAGCAATCGTACTACCTACTGCTAAAACTAGTTCAGGTGGTGGTGGCGGTACCCCTGTTGTACAAAAAGGTAATCCCAATCCAGCGAATGACTTCTTGTCTAGCAGGTTTGGTAGAGTTGCTGAATCCGCTAGTGTATTGAGTAATCTGTTCTGATGTCTGAATCAACGTACCAAGCAAAAGGGTATAAAATTAAACAGTTTAATCTGTATTTGGCAGATGACTATGTTCCATCAGAAAAGATTCAGGAACTGTCACCTGAAGGGGGAAAGGCAGTAGATATTAGAGGTATCTGCCCTGGATTTAATTATATTGAGTCTATCGATTCTCCTTCGGTCAGAATGGAGATTGCAGTAATGGATACTGTTGACTTGATTTCGGATCTAACTGGTAATGAATTTATTCAACTAGAAATGGAGTCAGATAGTGCTCCAGATCAACCTCTAATCGTCAGACAACGTATTTTTAAGATTGGTGCGGTAACTAAATCTGAAAGAGCACAATCATATGTGATATATACAGTTTCACCAGAAGCATATAACAATGAAACAAATAGAGTATTTAAAGCATTTAGATATAAGACTGGATCAAGTCACGTAAAAGAAATTGTCAACAAGTTTTTGAAGTCATCTGGACGGAAGTATTCATACGAAGGTTCTAAAGGTAACTTCAATTTTATATCTCCCTCTTGGAGACCATTTGATGTTATTGCATATATCTCTGATAAAATTGTTTCATCTGAAAACAACAAGGCAGGATATTTGTTCTTTGAAAACAAGAATGGGTTCTATTTTAATACTATAGATACCCTTACCAAGGGAGAATTGATGAACAAGGGAAGTGTCCCGACGTTCACATATGAACAAGCAAATGTCGGCAATGCCGAGTATAATGCTTACAGTATCGAAAGTATGAATTATCCAGATCAGGGCAACCATCTGGAAAAAATGCGAACTGGTGCATATGTAAATACCGTTATCGGTGTTAAAGCACCTGCACTCACTTCAGGTAATCTCCCTACAGCAGGGAGTGGAAAGAGTGGACCCTCTGGTTCAATCTCACCGCCAAGGACTCAATCATTAATTGAGGTATTTGGACAGGCAGAAACACTTAATGATGCTTTTCC